TGTGTCTAACAATGATGTTCCTTTGTGTCCCATTAACACTTGGTTAGCTGGGAAGTAAGGGTCTCTATACACTTGGTAACGACCTGCTAATGTTCCAACTCTTTCAATACCCATGTTGTATTGGTCTTGCTCAGGAGCCGCATTTGATACGTGGAAATACTCCAAATCATCAAAAATTGCACTGATTTCAGAAGAAACAACAATCCAGTTAGCACCACCTCTTAAAGTAGATTTATGGATTTGAGCTGAAATTTGGTTTACCGCTGTAATAAGCGTTTGGTTCCAGTCTTTTTGAGTGTAAGGAACTGCATTAGTACCTAATCTCTTCCAACCGTTGTAATCCCATCTTAAGTTCCATGCTGCACCTTTTCTAAGGTCTCTCAAGATTTCTCTATCAATTTCAGCCGCAACTTGTTCAGATAATAAAGCTGTTAATTCAGCTTCAGCATCGATGTTATGGAATGCTGCAACGTCTTGTGCCATTTCTGGAGACCATTGAGCTCTTAATTTTCTTTCAGTTACAGAAACTGTTACTGACATAAGGTCAAACGAAACTTCACCAATCTTATCTTCGAATTCTAAGTTCTTATAGATTCTATAAGTAGCTGTGAATGCATTGTTAATAGCCGTTGAAGAAGAGAATGTTGAACCTGTGTAACCGTCCATTGAACCACCACAAGTGATACAAACTGGTACTTGTAAATCAACCTCTAAGTAGATTTTACCTTGAGCATCACATAAGTTGTCATATTGACCACCGTCTGTTTTAGATGCTGGGAAAGTTAATGTAGCGTTGTTGTTACCATACTGAACAATACCTTTACCATATCTTTGAGTTACAACTCTGAATAAGTAAGGGTTCGAAGTGTTACCTGAAGTGTAATCATTACCTGAAACACCATAGATAGTTAAATCAGATAAGAAAGCTTCATTATCCATTGGTTGACCATCAGGACCGATTAATTTACCAGCTCCATCAGATGCGAAACCTGACATAACAACTAATACTTTTCTATAGTTACCTGTAGTGTAAGCAGAAGCTACTAATTGGTCAGCTAACCATGCAACAGTAGCAACTGGTGCTGTGATAGCTGAATATTGTCCTTTAGAATAGTCAAATAAACCTGGAGGGTCTAATGCTGGTTCGTTACCTTCGTAGAATCTATCATAAAGGTCTTTAGTGTTGTTGTAGTCATAACCACTGTTTGGAGTTTGGTCATCGTTAGCATTAGGTGCTCCGTAAGGTGCGAAATGCTCTCCTGTGTTTGCCAAATTCAAAGGGTCTTGATATGACTGAATGTTAGGTACAAAGTAGAATAATTTACCGATTGGTAAGTTCATTGCTTGTACAGAAACGATGTCGTTTGCTAATAATTTAGAGAAAACTCTTCTAACGATAGGGAAAACAACTGTTTCAAATGCACCTGTATCAGATGTAGATGATGCTTCATTGATTAAAAATGATGCTTGGTTTTCGTAAAGTTGAGCTACGTTCTCTCTCATGTGACCTTTAAGACCTTCTAAAAAGCCTAATTTGTCCCATTTGTTGATTGTGTCTTCTTTGATAACTTTAAGGTGCTTAAGACCGATGTTACCAACAAGACCTGATTCTAATAATGCTCCCATTTTTAGTATTTTTTTGTTTTTATTTATTTTATTTTTTACCCTAATTTACCCATTAAATCTTTCATTCTTAAGAATTGAGGATTTTCATAAGTTTTTGATTCAATTAGAGTTGATGAAGAACCTGTAGAAACTTGTTTGTTTAATTTTGTTTCAACTGATTCATTCATTGGTTTTGAATCAACTTTAGATAATTCACCTTTAATTGATTGATAAAGATTTTTAGATTCTTTCAAAGTTTCAACATCGTCAAATCTTCTTAAAATATTAATCTTTTCTTTCTTAGTTGTTGAATGTTCAGTAAACAATCTTGTAGCATAAGCTAAGTTAGAATTGAAAATAGCAACTTCATTAAGTTTTTCTCTGAAAACATTTAATGCTTTTCTATATTCTTCATTCTTTTCTCTTAACATACTAACTTCAGAATTAACTGATTCATTTTTGATTGCTGTGTTAAATTTAGAATGAGCTCTTTGTTTTGGTAAACCGCCCTTTCTAAAATCAGAACCCATACCTAGTGTTCTAGCAGCTTCTTTAGTTTCTTCCTTATCGGAAACTTTCTTTTTTAAAGTGTTAACTTTTTTAGTTACATCACCTTCTTTTGTTTCTGCCTTTACAACTTTAGATTTACCTTCCATGTTAGCTCCCTTCTTGTAGTCGAATTTAGCTTTACCAGTACCCATTGTTTTAGGACCTTCTTTTTTGTCCTCTTTAAATCCACCAGAAGCTTTTGACTTGTAAGTGAATTTAGGGCCTGAACCAATTCCAACACCTTTAGGTTTAACTGTAGATTTTGCTTCTCTAACAGTTCTTCTTGGGTTATAAGATTCGTCCAAATCGTCCATTTCTTCTTGTTCGTCCATTTCGTCTTGTTCGTCAAGGTCAGACTCTTCGTCCATTTCTTCCTCTTCGTCCATTTCGTCTTGTTCGTCCATTTCTTCTTGTTCGTCCATTTCGTCTTGTTCGTCAAACTCAATTTCGTACATAATTTCTTCTTCGTCATCAACTTCAAATTCATCATCAGTTTCATCTAATGAATGACCTTTTTTATTAAAAATTGCATCAATAACTTCATCAGTTGTCATGTCGTCATCTTGAGATTCTTCAGAATCATCAAATTCAAAATCCATGTCCATTTCTTCTTTAATTTTCATTTTTTTATTTTTTGAATTATCCTTGGACTCTCCAAGCTTTACAAGATATTCAGAATCAGTATCGTTGTCTGTAAGGTGAATGTTCTCTCCGTCTTTTTTTACGATGATACCATCTTCTTCACCCATAGCTTTAAATACCTTTAAAATTTCCTCGTCAGAAGCGTCAGTCAAATCTATTGGACTTTCTTCATCAGAATCCATGTCTATGTCCATATCAACGTCCATATCCATTTCATCATCATTATCAGTATCCATGTCAACGTCAACATCTGTATCAGTGTCATCGTCTTCCATGTCTACATCTAACCCAACCTCTTCTTCATCGTCTTGTTCAGATAGAGATTCTTTTACTAACTGGTTGATTTCTTCCTTCATTGTAGAAGCAAGTATTCCTTTTGCATTTTCGGCGATTGCCTCTTCAACATTTTTCATTTGAATGAGTGCCTCTTGTACTACATTTTTATTTTCTTGCATAGAAAAATTTAATTTATTTAACTAATAAATAGTGTCAACTTCAAAAAAGTTTATTTTAATTATAGTGAAATGAATGTTTTATTAAAAAGTATTATACCTTGAAGTGTGTATCCTGTTTGAGAATTAATCCATCCTAAAACATATTCATACGTATCAAAAATCTCGGTAGTAATTGTTTCGTTTGTAATTTCGTTTTTTATTCCAACACTATAACAATATCCCTGATTGGGATAGTTAGGAATAACATTATTATTTTGTAAAGTAATTGTCTTAATTGTTTTACCTGTTCCCTCTAAATAAGACAAACAGTTAGACCATGAGTTCCCACTTAAAGTGAGATTTTCTGATGTCGTTGATTGTATGATTGCGCTGAATAACATATTTTATGTTTATCATAAATATGTTATAAAATAAAAAAAGTGGTCAGAGACCACTTTTAAATTACTTATTCAATTACTTATTCAATTACTTCATCAATTTTACTTTCTGAAACTGATGTTATCCTCCAATCATGAGAAAACCCTTCATATTTCTTTGTTACTTTTGCCTCGACATCTGTAACTGAAAATCCTTTAACAAGTTTTTCTTCTCTAATTTTCTTGATTTTTCCTGAATTTTCATCAGGTAAATCATAAGTGATTTTTGCAACAAAAAATTTTTCGTCCATAGATTTAATTTTATTTACCTAAATAATCGGATAATTTTTTCATTAAATCAATAGATTTACCAACTGATGGTGATTCTTGTTTAATTTTTTTCTCTTCATCTAAATTTTCTTCGTACTTATGTCTATCATCAGCATTTGAAAATAAATAAGCACCTGGTGTTGATGGAGACGAAACTAAGTCAAAACAAATTAATTCGAAGTCATCTTGTACTTCATTTCTTTCTCCCACTTTTTTTAATGAGCCAACCCCTCTTGAAGAAACACCCATAGTAACTCCTTGTCTCATCAAATTTGCCGCTTGGTCTCCTTTTGTTGAAACAATTCCTCTTTCGTGAAAACCAGGAGAGGTTAAAAGTTTTAACTTTCCCATCAATATATTTTTATCCCACCAAATGTCTGTAATGATGTGGGATACTCTATCTAAATCAATTAGTGAAGATTCAGGGTGATTCAATTCAGATGTAGATAAACCTTTGGCAATTGTTTGTTTGTATCTATCGGCCTCTCTCTTTAGTATTTTTTCAGGATAAAATCTTCCGTTTCTATTAGGGGTGTCATATTTTTGTAAAACAGCATAAAATTCAAAAGGATTTCTATAATCCATTGCCGCCGCTTCTTTAAGCATTTTAAAATTTAAATCATCTTTTGGGGAAACCCAACCAGCATCCATCTCAATTAAAATGCCATGACCTAATTCATTTGCCTCTAATATTCTTAAATTTTTCATTTAGTCTTTTTGTAATAAATATACAATAACCAATACTTTATTGCTCTTTAAGTTTTTTAGAGGTGGAAAACTCAAAATATTTATTTTGATTTATATTGTTTTTGAATATGTTTTTCACAATTGATTTAATTGAATCTTTAATTTCTTGTGATTTGAAATCCAACTCACAATTAGTATATAAATTTACCTCTAAATTAAAAAATGATTTTTTTTCATGTGATATTCCACTTGTTCTTAAATCTAAATCAACAATACTTTTTTCTTGGAAAACTGATAGATTAATTGAATTGAAAACTGAATGTTTTATTTCTCTACTTAAATTACAAACTACTCTATTCCAATTATCATGTTCAAATTTTGGAGAGACCCATGATTGAATGTTAATGTATACTGATTTTAAATCTTTGGAGTCTACCGTTCCGTAAATTGATTTTATTGGGTTAAAAAGATTTAACTTTACACTTTTCCCTTTCTTCATTAATTTTCATATTAATAATGTTTATTTTATTAAAAAATAAGACATATTAATCCCATAGTCAAAAATTTTTGAAAATATTAAGATATTTGTAATATATGATAATAGTTGAAATTAAAAATGGTGATAACATTGAGAAGGCATTGAAGTCCTTGAAATCAAAGGTTATCAAAACAAAACAAAACCAAATTCTGTTTGAAAGAAAAGAGTTTACTAAAAAGTCTGTATCAAAAAGAACACAAAAATTAAAAGCGATTTATATTCAAAAGAAAAAAATAAGTTAAATTGATTCTTCTAAATTTTTCAATTTTAGAAAATTAATTTGGTCAAATTTTTCATTTTCAACTCTACTAATTGTTTCAGAAATTTTAGTTTTTAATTCAAATTCTTCTTCTTTATCTAAAATTGTTTTTAGCTTATTAATTGCACTTTCTTTTATTGTTTCAAATTTTGTTTCAAGTGACGAAACATCTTCAGATATTATTTGGAAAAATTCTTTTTTTGAACTTTCATCAAGAGTTTCAATATAATTCATTAAAGTTTGATTAGCAATGTTAACCATAGATTTAATTGGAATGTTAATTGATTCTTTGATTGATGTATTATTTGAAGTTAAAATAGATATAATATTTTTCTTGGCTTGAATTCTTTCATGAAGGTTTAATTTATTAACATAAACTAATGTATCAATATCAGAGTATTCGTTTTCAGATGATTCATTTAAAGTTTTTGGTAATTTAATAGATGGTAAAATCTTATTTAAAAGACTAATACCTTCTTCTAAAAATTCTTTGGCGTCAGATTCAGATAATCCTTGTGGTCTACTCAATTGGTCATACAATGAATATGCTTTTGAAATAGACTTATCATTCAACACATTATGTTTGAACTCTCTTAAAGACTTCTTGAATTCTTTTTCGTTTTTATACGACTCAAGAAGATTTTTTTCAATTATGGATTTGATTTTACCGAAGGTCATCTGAATATTTTTTAATAAATATTAGGAGTTTAGTAACTTATCCAATTCTTTTGAAATTTCTCCCAAAGATTCTTGTCCATGCCCTAAATCAATGAATTTTTTTCCTTCAATTAAGTCATTTTCAACTAAAATATTTAAATTACTTAATTTAGATTCAGGCGCTAATTCAGGACCTGGTGGAGGAGGTGCTTCTCCTTCAGCTGGTGGTGGCGGTGCACTCATATCTTCTCCACCTGGTGGTAGTGAAGGAGCGGCTCCCATATTTGGTGGTGTCTCAGTTCCTGTAACAATTCCACCCGAAGCAGCACCTGTTCCACCAGAAGTGTTACCATATAATTTATCTATATTATCAAATACTCCTGATTTTGTAATAACTGTTGCAGTTGCTTTCAATTCTTCACCCACAGCTCTTTCTAACCTTTGTTGTTGTAAATCAAGTTTAACTTCTTCATCAGACCAACCAAAAATATGTTTTTTAGCCCATGTAGATGAAGTCGCTTGTATTCCGTTTCCAGGGTCTGCAACCAAATCTTTATATAATAATACTTTTTCTTTCCAAACATCAATTTTTAACAAATCAGCCTGAGTAGAAGGATTACTTAATCCTAATGTAAAATTAGATAACTCATCTTCAAATCCTAATAAAAATAAATGTATAATTGCAACTTTATTTAATTCTTGCAACATACTTTTTTGAATTCTATTAATTGTACGAGCAAATCTAATATCCTGTAATGATAAGTTTTTACCATCACCCACAACTTCTTCAAATCCTAAAAACGCTTTAGGTACACGAAGTGCTGTTAATAATTTCTTTTGGATATATTCTATATCGGCAATCTCAGATAAGTTTGTGGCACCTGGTAAAGTTGTAATTGGGTCTGGTGCTGCAGGGTCTCTAACAGGAATAAAATAATCTTGGTCAACTGCCATCTGATTAAATCTCATATCCACATTACCTGTCTTACTATCTACAATTTGTTCTCTTTTGAATTTGTTGGCCACACGTTGTACATATGCTTCAACATCATCATCGTTCATGTTTCCAACAAACACTTTGAACATTCTTCTTTCAGGAGCTCTTGAAGTACGATAAATCAACATCGCATCTTCCGATAACAATAATTGTTTCCAAATTCTTCTTGCTTTTTCTAACATAGAAGTACCATATGGAAGCTTTCTATCATCACCTAACAATCTAAAGTGAGCAATTTCCCATGATTGGAACGTCATATTCTTATTTTTCCAATCAAAATGTAATGGCTTTCTATCTTCAGGATTTTCAGGTTCTACTGTAATTTTTTGACTTGTTCCAGCTTCTCTACGTTCAATTTCAATTGTAGGTAATTGTTGACAACCTACAACACCTTTTTCAGGGTCTAATTTTAAATAAACAAAGTTATCACCATACTTACAAGTGTTTCTTGTCCACATTGGTAAGTTAGTATTAATATCTAAGTTGTTGTTGAATAAATCCGCCAACACTCCCTTGATTCTTTTTGATTCAGAATAAATTTGTAAAATAAATCCATCTTCGTTTGTTGTTGTGGATTCTTCAGCATAAATGTCTAAAGCTGCTGAAATTTCAGGAGTATACTCCATCGATTCGTAATCGTACTGTGCAGATAATCTTGATGGCTCATAATAAATTGCTTGAGAATATAAGTTGTTTTCAACCTTAGCCCATTGATTTGATAAGTAATATGATTGTTGTGCCTGTAATTTTTCTTTTTCGTATTCTTCTCTACTTTTGGTGCGTAACAGCTCCTTTTTATCAAACTTGTACGTTGGATAATCCTGATTTAATAATGAATTTGGACCAAAGGTCTTTGATAACCTTTGCCACACCGTAAGATTTTGTTCGCTCATATTACAATTTTACTTATTACCTTGATAATATAAATAGTTATTACGCACCAAATAACCATCCATATTTTTGGTAATCGGCTCTACTTGGTCCACTATTTGCTGGTCTACCATCTCTACCCATCTGTGGTACCATAGGGTTAAAAAATTCTGAAGCGTTTTTATTTTCATTAACCACTGTTGACCATGAGTTCAACATTGCCTTTGTATGATTTACTACTTTGGTTAAAGATTGGAAAGATTTTTCCGCAACATAAATTGCCATAGACATTCCCATTATACAGTCATCATGATGTCCTTTTTGGTGGTCGGGTCTACCATTTACATAAATGAAAGTATTCATTTCATTATATAATCTATGAGAGTAAACTTTGAATCCATGTCTTACAGATTCTTCAAATGAAGCAATAATTTGAACCCTTTTATTGTTAAAATTAATACCAGGAATTTTTTCATTCATTTTTGGGTCAAATTTCCATTTGTTTGTTGTATCAATGTTATCAACATACAATCCACCTCCATATGAAAGTTCTTGCATTTTTCTCGCTGTTGAAACTCCCATACCACCTGTAATATCAATCACACAATATGCGCTATATAAATTTCCCCACTTGTAAGCAATTTCGGCAATTACATCTGGTGGAACTTTTCCAACATATTCTAACACTTGTTCTCTTTCGTCAAAATCAATGATTTGGATACACGAGAAGTCTTCTGAATCTCCACGAGATACATCGACACCCATAACGTATTTGTGACCGTTTACGGGTTCTTTGAATATCCACAGTGACCCTCCCATAAGTTTTGCTTGGGGTTCACGTAATGTGTTTTTGGCAATACCTTGCATTAATTCTGATTCGAATACGTTGTCACCTGAACCTAAGAAGTTACATTCCAACTCCTG